CGCTGGCGAACTTTTGCGCCACTGATGCCGTAGGAGTCGAGACGGGGGATGGACTGATTGGCAATCATCAAATTCCAGTTTTCCATCGCCGGGCCAGCTTCCATCCCCATAGCGCTGCCCAGGCGCGTCGCCATCTCGGTCATTTTGCCCAGGCCGTCGGCGCTATCGACCAGGCCCATTTGCAGCATGCGAGACGCGACTGCCATCATCTCAGTTTCGCTCATCGCGCCCCTGGTGGCTATCTTCATCGCGTCCAGGTTGGCGGCTGCCTGTTCACTGCCACCGCTTATGGCCTCAAAAGCCGATTTTGTGCGCAGGGATTGCGCGCCGAGTTGTGCCAGCTCGAACGTCGCCTTGATGCTCTCAACGGAAACGTAGGACAACAGAGCAGCGCCAGCGGCTCTGGCGGCCTTTTCTACGCCGCCAAGGTCTTTCTTGGTATCCTCGCCGCCCTTGCCTTTCTGAAGGAGGTTGAGGATTATGTTTAGGGTTTCATTTCCCGGCATTTGCCATTTTGGCCTTGTATTCTTCCACGTTTTCTTTCACGTCCATAATTCGAGAGAGACATTTTACATCAACGTCTGGTATCGCATCGACATTGTATATGGTGAATGTCGTGCTGCCGCACATTCGGTTGAGCCATCGCGCCAGCGTCAGGCGGTCCCAGAGGTCCGGGGCGGTGGTTCCGGTTCCCCGGAAGTAGGTCCAAGCGAGCCGAGCGCTTTTTTTGTCTCTTCGACCTCGTACTTGGTCATGGTGTCAATAACGCGCTGCGTCAACCATTCCCAATGCGGAGCAGGTAGCGCGTGCTTGAGCGCGATAGTATCATCAATCGACATTACAAATACACCAGACCACCAAGCTTCCCATGCTGCGGCGTTTTCCTCTCGGCGCTTGCCAAGCGCCTCAATGGCAATAGATTGCCCTTCTGCTAGTTCTGCATCGCCATCATTGTCAGTGAGCTCTACATACTCGGCCTGTATCGCGTGCAACTCCTTTGACAGCGCCCACCGCTGCTTTTTCCACGCCCTCGGCCAGTTCACGCGCACGAGCAACTTGACGCCTGCGTACATATCGGCGCACTCGCCCAGGTCGATTTCCCGCGTTGTCACCGCGCCCAACAGAGATTTTATTAGATCGCTCATTCGCTCTCCTAGATTGCCGCTATGTCGGTGATGACGCCGATGTTGAAGGCCCGCGTTCCGGTTGTGTCGTAACCGACCTTGAGCGTACCGACGCAAATGTTGTTACCGTCCTGGTCACGGTTCATAAATGGCGACCAGGTTTCCCACACGGCTGCAAAATCAATTGTCAATTTGTGATTGACGCCCGCTCCGATCTGCGCACCCTCGACCTCAAGGCGGACAAACCGCGTCGTCGTTGTATCGGCGTAGAACAGAGCGGCCTCGGCTATTGCCGTTGCGTTGTGCTCAAGACCAAGCGTGATCATTAGTTCTACTTTATCTTGTCCGTGCGAGCCGGGCAGCAACGACGAGTCACCACGCCGTTTATGATGGCCTCCGCCGGTCAGCGCAACGGTGTAATCTAGCAGCGTTTCTGTTTTTTCAGTGTTGCCGAGATTAGCCCACGAGCTATCGATGTAGAGCCGCATTTTCTTGCCGTGAATTGGCTCGAATGTTGGAAGAGTCGCCACAGCGGTCAACGTCCCTGGCGTGAGTTTGTCGCCGTCTATCGTGCCACTGATGGCCGACTCTCCTGTCTCGGCGTTTCCGGTGAGCGTCAACTCTCTGGCAAGACAATAGGCAACCTCGAAGGCCGAGTTGCCTGTGAACTGGTCGCCCGCCTCTAGCGTGAACGTGTCCAAATCCTCCAGGCCCGTCAGGCTATCGGTGAACGTCCATAACCAGTCATCCGCAGCCCCGGTCTGCTCCACCGGCGTGATGTTTCCATCCACGCACGACGAAAGAAGAATCGGCAAAATCTGAAAATACGCACCGTCTGGCGTGTCGAGCGTAATGCCCTCACAGCTTATGCGGCGGTAGTACGCATTGTCTAGCACGCCAGGAACGCGCTTGCCCGTCCCGGCCTCCGGCACTACAAGCTCGCGGTCGCTGTCTGGCATCGTGACCGTGGCGATTAGGCGTGTGTCGGCCGCCACAGCGGTCCCGTTAACCGTTTCTTTTCCATACTGTGCAATAGTTAGTGCTTTATTCCCCATCGCTTACATCCTCCGTTTCTTTGCTTTTGACTTCTGGCTCTACGCCGTCCTCTATCGGTAATTCCGCATACATCGCCCCGCCCGTGTTCGGGCAATGCAGGGACAGGAGCCACGCGAGACCGAACCTCTCAACCTCTTCCGGCGTCAAGTCGCGCCTCGGTACATCTAGGTGTGCGCCCTTGCCGATGTACTGTAATCCTGTCATGCCGTCCCTCCCTGACTCTTGATTTGTATCATGAATTTCCAACCGTAGGTTTGCTCGCCGAAATAATTCAAAGGTCCGAATTGATACTGTATCGGTTCGGCGGTGTTGATTACACCGGCGTTTATTGCTCCCTCATCGGATCCAGCGAACGTTGGATCATTCCAAAGCGCTTTTGCGATGCGCTCCAAGAACGGCGCGGCTTTTTCAATGTCGCGTGCAACGTCTTTAAATCCTGCCCAGTGCAACTCGAGCGCCACATTGTGCAATCCGGTTGTGAACTGATATGTCGTCCATTTAAAAACACCATTGTCCGGGAAGCACACCGTAAACGGAAACGGCAGCACCTTGCCGGGCGCATAGTCGGGCGCGCGGTGGATTCCTTCAACGTCCAGCATCAGGTCTTGGATTGACTTTATAATTGTGTCGAGCGTTGTTAGTTCAGTTGCCATTATTTACTGTCCTTGTCTGGCGCTGGTGGAATTATATCTATGGAGACAATGCTCTGCGCAGGTATGGCGAGTAAATCGCCAATCTTATAGCGGTTGGCGCTCATCGCCAACACAGCAGACTTATCGTCCTGGCTAACTAGCCATCCCACAGACATAATTTCTAGTGGCTTTGCATGTGCATTTTCCTTTCCGCGATGCCATCCAGAATACGCGGCTGCATCAATCCACGTTACACACGCGGCGACCAGGCCATTAGGCGGAAAGTCAATTTTATCCATCAGCTAAACCTCTTGTACCCACGCAAGATCATTGACATGTGCGGGTCGCTGTTCAGCATATCGCGCGCCATCTGTATAACCATTTGTCCCCCCGGCGAACCTATCTCGCCATAGATCGCATCCTTGCGCGCTACCATCTGTTCGGCTAGCAACAGGCACACCTCTTTTATGGCGACGGGCACGGCTGCGGCATACCCCCACGTCCCCGTAATTTTTACTCCGCGCGTTACGTTGACAGGAAAGCTGTAACTGCCATACGGGTCAACCTCAATCATCGTGTGCGGCTCGCTGTCGGTGATGGCGTTTGGTGGCAGAAGAATGTAGTCCGTAGTTGCCCACGTGCTTTCATAGGTCCGGTCGCCGTCGTCATCTGTCACCAGGCCAGACGCGTCTATACTTACCAGGTCGTCGGGAAGGAACAATAAGCGGCCATCGTCGGCGGTGTAGTAGCGCGCCTGGGCTGCGTTGGTGTAAAAGAAGCGCCCGCAGTGGATGTCGATTGCCCGGCTCGCTGCCTCTACAACGCTTTCGAATATGGCATCGTCAACCGGGTCAGTAACGTCCGTGATCGTCACCGTGTCGCCCAGCGCCTCGTCAGTCAGCGCCTCAGTTGTGACGATCTGCGCGGCAACGTCGCCAGTTGTGATAGTGTACGTGCCGTCGTTGGACGTGCTGCCGCTCACGTTTATGAGCATGCCAGTTTGGAAGCGCCGCAACGCCTTGGCCGTGTCAGTGATTAGTGATGTAGCGTTAACAAACGCCAGGGACGCCGCCGTGTAGGTGTGCGAGTCCATCCAGCGGCGTTTGATTTCAACGAGGGTTGCGTATCCGTTCGTGATTGCCATACTCGCTCCTAGTTTATGTCCGTGTCTAGTTCATCCCAGCCGCTGAAACCTACTGTGATGACGGTGGCGGGGTCGTTGGCATTGACGACAAATGAGATGCTTCTCGCCCCGTCTTTGTATTTTACGCATATATTCGGGACGATTTCGTGCACGAACATTTCCTGGCTGATGAACGCCGCGCCTGATGCAACGTGGCGGTGTACGTTTAACTGAGTTGCTGTGCCAGTCGCTCCGGCTCCTGAACACGAAGCCAGGCGAAATTCACAGTCATCGTCTACGCTGTTTACACCAAAGACAATCTGAGATATAATTGTCCGATAGCCCGCAGGGACGTTGTGCACGAGCGTTTCATCGGTTAGTGTTGTTTCACTTGCGCCCGGCGTGATGTCATCGGCATAGCAGTGAAACGATCTTCCCTCTCGCGCCGCGTCAAGCCCCGGCTGCGGCATTCCGGCTTTACTCTGTGTGATTATCGTCATATTTCACCCCTGCTATTCGTAGATTTGAAACGCCCGCGCCCACTGCACAGTCAGCGTATTGGCCGATGCTTCCCCGGTCAATATAGCAATGGTTGGCGTCAGGTGTTCATCGTTCGGGAAATTGGTATCTGTGCGCGCCACGGTGGCTTGCAGGGTTCCATCCACGTAGGCGTAAATGTAATCCGCGCCGTCGTAGTAGAACTCAACCTGTACCCACGTTGCATCTGTTAGCGTGGCAACGCTGTCACTCGTTTCCAGGCTGTTTTTCTCCAGGATGAACTGGAGCGTTGCCAGTCCGTCGGACGTGCGAAAACCAACGTCATCGGTGCACCCGTCCAGCACGGTTGTATCTGTGATCGCCAGGCCGACAAACACGTCAACCTGGTCAACGTCGTTGGATTGGAACTTGCACCCGAAATAGCACGGGTAGCGGCTGGCGAAACTGAACGCCTCGCCCAGGGGTTGGATTTGCAAGCCGTTGTTTTCAGTCCCGCCGGTGGTGATAAGCAGCGTGCCCCTGTCGGTCGATTCCTGCAGCGCGATGGTGTTCGTACCCACCTCGGTCGTGGTGTACCCGGCAGGGTTCGCGTTGGCGTCCTGGGCCAGCGTCACCATGTCGAGTTCCCATTTGACGGCGTTCGGTCCAAACACGTCGTACCAACGCCACGTTTTGGCCTCGTCTCTCATTACAGTGTGATTTCTGATTGTCGCTGACTCTACTGGCATTTCATACCTCCAAACTCTAAACGATTTGCTCGTATATTTTCGTCATAGCCCGGCCATAGCGCGCCAGGTCAAAATTCTCTGCAAGCGCTGCCGTCTCTGCGGCGATGGTGTCCGGTTCACTCTCTAGCCGGTCTATGAGTTGCACGATTTTATCCGCAACCTCGACCGGATTGCACTTGTCGGCGGTGTAGTTGGCCGCCGCGCATCCTCGATCCGCGATTACCGGCGTGCCGCACGATAGTGCTTCGGCAATGACGCGGGAAATGCTGCGTCGTCCGCTCAGTACAAAGTCCATCGAGCGGTATACCTGCTCCATATTCGGCAAGCGCCCGCTGATTGCGCCCAGCCAGCCTTTCGACCTCATCCGCTTGACGATGTGCTCATAAGGCCCAAGCGGTTCATTGGCTCCGTAGATGTGCCACGTCAACCCCTGGACGCGGCTTGACGCCTCCATTGCCCCGTGGACGATTTCCAGGATGTCGCTATCCTCGCGCCACGAATCGCAAATCAGGGCATTGTATTGCCCGCGCTGGAAACGCGGGATCTCCCACGCCTCGCCGCTGTTACCATTGCCGTTAAATCTTTCCTGGTCAATTGGCGGATAATCCATAACGACTTGCTTGCCAGCCGGAAAGACAACGTCCCAGTATGGCCGGAACTCGGGCCAAAAATAGAGCATCGCCTTTACCCTGGGCCACCCCGCACCCTCGGTATACACGCTGTAGCTGGTTGACGGCCCGCGTTGCTCGACACGGAAGGCGGCCACGGGCGTCCCGTGAACCACCATAATGATAGGCGCTTGGTTCCACACGAGCCACTGATTATCACAGCCGGTGTGGAGCATTATCACGTCGGCGCTGTTGCACTCACGCGGATCAACCGTGACGATCTTGAACCCGGCTCGGTCGTCAACCGCCCCCACGACCGGCGGGCAACGATGTGGAGCACCAACCGGGTGCGCGCCAGCATCCACGAACAGGGCATCGTGTCCCTGCTGAATGTCGGCGCGCACCATGTCGCGCGCTGCCTCATATATTCCCGCTGCGTTGGGACCATAGGGAGCAACGTGTGCAATTTTCATACAGATGCAACCCCGCTCATTATATAGCTGGATTGTACCGACCACTGAGCTTCCCAACTCGTCCACTCTGATGCCAGATAACCGCGATTCGTGCTTTCCTGTGTGCCGACGCTGTCGACCACGGTCGTGACACTGGTGGTGCTCGACGTCAGGTTGGTTTGCACTGACTCAACACCAGTCCCCACGCTTGTAGCCGATGATGTTACATTGGTCTGGATAGAGTCAACTGCCGTGCCTACACTAGTCGCGCTAGATGTAAGGTTTGTCTGAACCGAGTCAACTGCCGTGCCTGTGCTCGTAGCGCTACTGGTCAGATTGGTCTGAACCGAGTCAACCCCCGTGCCGGTGCTTGTTGCACTGGACGTGAGATTGGTCTGAACCGAGTCAACCGCCGTTCCTACACTGGTACAAGACGATGTCAATTGCGTCAAGACCGCGCTCACGTCGTCGCCTGCCAGTGCCGCGCCAGAGCCGCCAGAAAACGATGTACCAGCGCCCAGGTCGAACACGTCATAGCAGGACCAGGTCGACCCGGTGATTGTGTCCACCACATTCTTGCTAAGGTCGGTCGTGCTATCTACCAGGAAATCGTTATCGTGAATCTCGACGCCGGTGGATGCAACGGTCACAAACTCAACGATTGCAGTCAGCACCTTGGTGATGAGCCGACAGTTTTTGATCTCGGCCCGCTCCACACCATTCAACGACAGCACGGCGTCGTTTGCATTACCGCCGGTATAGCCGTTTTTGAACAGTCCGTCCACCTCAAGCCGGTCGCCGGAACACGTAAAGTCCGTGACGACCTCAATGTCAGTTGTGTCGCGGGTCTCACAGTTGACGATCTTGGCATCCGCGCCGGTGATGGTGGCATACGTGACCACGGCGTCAATAGCAGTCACGAACAACAGATTTTCGATACTGACGTTAGCCGCGCTCCACGTCCAGGTCGTTCCGGTGTGGCCGAAACTGAACGTTGGTCGGTCGGAGCCATCACCCAGGCCGCGAACCCTGACACCGGCAACGTCAAGGGTTACCTTTACGCCGGTCGTTGTCCAGGTTTCAGCGTGACCCGGCATCGCATAGATAACGTCACCGTTGTTTGCCGTGCATTGCCCAATTGCATAGTCGAGCGTCAGGAATGGCTCGTCTGGATTCCTGCCGTGGCCGACGGTGTCCCCGCCAGTCGTGGTTTGCCCAGAGTCCACAAACCAGATATTACCGGGGTGATCAACCACATCCTCGACAGAGAACATGCCACCGCTTGCCTTGCGGACGAAAAGAGCAGTCCTGTTTGGATTACTACTCATTTTATTACCTCCTGCTATCCGGGATTCGAACCCTTGTTAGCCGATTGGGGCGGGGCGATTGCTCGCCCCGCCCGGATTGTTTATGTGATTACAGTTGCGTTTACAGGCTGCGTGCGCGGATTGACGACGGCGCACAGAACACCGCCGAGAACGGCGGAAGCCACTACTTCAACGAATTTGAAGCGGCAATACCCGTAACCCTCGGATGCCAACTCTGACGCTGGCACAAACATTTCATACATTTGGCTACTGCCGGCGGTCGTGGTGAAACCGCTAGCAGTGGCCTGCGTCCAGTCTCCCCACGTGTCACCGGTTGTGCTGATGCGGTACATAAACGCCACCGCCGTTGTGTTGGACGGCGTTACATTGTCGCACGCCTCAGCGGTGATGGTGCTCGTGCCGGTTGCGCCTACGCCGTGATAGCGCATTCCCCAAGCGCCCTCTCCCTGAACCTTGAAAACGTCGGTTGAGACGGTCCCGGCGAAAGCATCGGCGGCGGGGTCGATCCCTTTTACAAAGTGAAGTCTTTCGAGAATTTCCATTGTTTTATACCTCCTGCTAGTCTCTGCTCGCCAGCGTGACAATCGGCGAGACGGTGTTCGTGCCCTTGAACGGGGTCAGGGGAGCGGACCACTTAGGCTGTCCGTCAATGCGAGTGACGAATCGAAACACCTGCTCGTCATGGATGAATCGAACATGGATTGAGGATGCGCTTTGCATCCCCCCTTTTTCGATCATCTGATATTCATCCCACGATACCAGAATGATGTCGCCGACCGTGCCAACCGTCTCGCAGTACTCGGTTTCAATCACAGGCCGACCGTACAGCGTGGCGTATGGTACACCGCTCAAGCCACCCGGCGGCATGTAAACTATCGCGCCACCCGTGCCCACGGCGAGTGACATTTGCCATAGTTGCGGCCCGGTGTCCTGATTGACGAGCCACACATAATCACTTGCTCGCGTCCAGCGCCGTGCCCACATGTTCATGATGTTTTCGGCTACGATGGTATCAGCGGCCTGCCCGACCTCCTTGGTGATGCTGACGGTACAGTTAGCCCCGACGATCCCCTGCGGTTGGCCCGCACCCGTGCCGTTAACCATTGAATCTTCGATACCAAAGCGCAATTCCTCGGGCAAGTTTTTCATCACCCACGCACCCAGGGCGGACGCATCGGCCAGTAGCTCGTCAGTTGCGTACACTAGCCCGATAGCCTTGTGCAACTCAAGGCGCTGCCGTTCAAATGCTGGCTTTGAGCCGGTCTTTTCCTCGCCCTCGCTAGCCCAATAGAAGCGAATGCCTCCACGGCGGCTACCGGTGGCCCGGCTTGTTTCCTTCTCACGGAAGAACACCATAGAGTTTGAATTGCCGCTGATGGGCGTCATATCGGCCATCTGTAACAACTGGCCTACGTCGTACACGCGCCCCATTATGGCGTCTTGGCGGTCCTCGCCAACGAGTATCCCGCCATCTTGCGGCACAACTTCGCTCATGCCAGAGATTGCCTTGCCTCTCTTCACGGCCTGTTGGTACATATTGCCAGCGAACGGCATACCAAGCGCCTTGCCGACCGAGAACCCGTTCTCGTTGAGCGGATCGTCACTGCGCAATGGAGCGAGTTTCTCGGCCATCGTTCCGCCCTGCGCGCGCTGTACGTCAATCAAGAACTCACCAACTGACTTGTACGGATGATCCTTGTGATCCTTGACCTGCGTTTTTGCGATGGCATACCCGCCGTTTTCATTGCTCGCCGGGGCACTTTCCAGCGCCAGGCGTGCGGCTTTGGCGGTTTCGCCCGCTTCCCTGATGGTGTCGGCGGCCTTCATCTTCTTTGCGCGTGCGTGCAATTCCTCGGCCTCTTCCATCAGTGCATCAGCGGCCTTTGACGCCTCGTCATCAGGGTCATCCGCCCAAATGGCGTCGGCGGCGTCGATTTTCTCAACCGCTTTTGCCAGTAGTTTCTCCCAACCTTTCAGCATTGTCCTGTCCTCCTATCTCATTCTCTCGATTTGAATTAAAAGTCGTCTCGCCCCTGCCAGGCCCGCCTTCGCTGCCAGTTCAGCCGCGCGGGATGCCCCCGCATCCCCTGTGCTCGGCTCTTGCTCCGGCGGCTCGTCGGCTTTGTCTTGTTCCGGCAATAGCGATTTGAAAGCGTCGTCCAGGGACGCGAGTCCCTTCATCGCTTGCAATACGTTTTGGTTGTTCCATTTTTGACGCCATTCCATAGGCATCACGGTGAGCGTGTCGCGCTTGAGCGGCCAATCTGTGATCTCTCCATTGTCGCCCGATGTCGCTTTGCCTTGGACTGGCTCGCTTGACGTGCCGATAACACCTTGGTCAATCAGCACCTCAAGAAACTGCATATACTCATTATGGCGGTTGAGCACACGTTGCACCCATACGCCCCGGTCATCAACTTTTGCGGTTGCCCATTTCACATACCCCAAAACGTCGTCTCGGCCTGGCTGTGGTATCGGCTCTCCGTTTTCGTCTCGATCTGGTCTTTCGCCGTGCTCCCAGTCAATCAGCAATTGGCCTGTTTTTGTGTATGCGCTTTCTAGTCGTGTCGCCTTGGTAAAGAACTCGCCGACTGTCCCGTCGGCGTTTTTGCGAGGGGATGCAATGCCCTCAAGGTCTCGCTCGCTCTCGTCACCGAACAAGACAATATAGTTGGCGACTCTCAAGTCGCCGCTTTTGGTAACACCAACAGCCTTGAGCGCGTTCGTCCCCACCGGCTCATAGGTCTCCACTCTCTCAACTTTGATCCACTCGTCAGGCGTGACGAATTTGATGCCGTCCTCACCTTCCGTGTATGCAACCTCGTAGAGACTGCTGTCGAACTCGACTATGATAGAGTCGTCGCGGACGCGTTCAACCCAGGTATACGCTGGGCCGCCCACATCCATAGCCGGGGAGTTTGGGTGCGCTTGATCCCACGCTTGCCTCACGCGTTGAATTTCCGCTTGATAGTCGATTGCTTTTTGATCCTTCTTTTTCATTGTCTATACCTCTAATTTCAGTCCGCAAAACGGACAAAATTGAATTGTAAGCGTAGTTTCTGTCCGTATCCTAGGCGCTACCGCGTGTTGTATACAGAGTGCCCACTCGTAATCTTCGCCGTTCTCATTCCCCTCTACACATACATTGTCAGGTAGAGACTCTTTGCATTCGTGATGTTGCAATCCCGGCTCCTCTCTCATTACTCACTCTCCCTAAACGCAAAAAAGCCGCACTTCTGGCGGCGCTCGGGGTTTCCCGGCTACCGACGAAAGTGCGGCGCTCCGTATGGTACTACAGGCTGCCTTATTTAGTTGTTTTGATTAGCCCGGAGCGGTAACGGGCTGAGTTGCCCCTCCCGCTCTGGATTATAGGTAGTATATCATACTTGGCTATGTTTTGTCAATAGCAACTGCCCTTAGTGCCGCCCGGCAAATTGCGAGCGCATAATCCTGCGCTCGCGTTTTCTCTATATTCCAATCAGAAAATACTTGCACCTTTCCAAGATGAAATCTGGTATCATGCGGGCGAATTTCTTTTTCTTTGTCTGTTAGTGGCCTCCCCGCAAGCACAGAGATCACTAGTCCGCTATCGGTTTCTAAAAACTGCCAAAGCCAGTCGGCCCTATGAGCATCTAATGCAAGGCACGCCGCCGCAATGTCAGTAGAAAACTTTGGCACTTCTGGAAATTGTAGATAGCAAAACTCGGTATGCCATTCTATGCCAGCGGACATAAAATACGCTCCGCACTCAGTACAGCGAACATGGTCGCCCTTCCCTTCTGGCTCAGGCCACTTGTGTCGTTTCCACTTCATTACCTCTTTGGCTATGAGTTGGTCAAGCTCAGGCCCGGCTTCCATTTCGTCAATGTTCATCTTAACCTTCCCTCTTTATACCACTTCCGCAACTCACCCGTTAATCCGTCAACCGTCCCCGGCCACTTGCCGTTCATCCACCGCTCAAGCGCGTCAACAGCGTTTAGGAGTATGGCACGCATGGCAACGGCGAGTTGCTTATCGGTCATCTGGCCCAAGCTCCACCGCCTGTAGCGCCTTGATCTCGTCTGTTGTCAGGAGTCCAACCGGCTCACGGCCACCAGTGCCGTTTAGTTTTTGCTCTACCTCCTCCTCAGATCCACCAGATTGAATTAGTGTACTCACCACTAAATCTCTGAGCACCAGCCCCGCGTCAATTTCCGTCTGCGGCGCGCCTATGCGGCTGGTGAAGGTAATTGTTAGAGTGCCGTCATCATTCTCAGCCGTGTGTGACGGCAACGTCAAACCAAACATCGAATACAGTGATTGCAACCCTGGCCTCTGGCTGGCGAGTTTGCGCAAGCGTACATCAAGGTCAAGCTGCTTTTCGTCAGTCAAGCATCACCTCCGCTTCGTCCAGCACGGCGGACAAAAACGCCTGCTGCCGTCCCTCAGTGTCCATCGTGTGCCAGTTCTGGTTTTCTTTGCGCAGCCTCTCCCGGACGTTTCCAGTTGATATTCCGTAGGTGTCAAGGCGTGGAAACGAGCATCGCTGCCACATTGCGGTGAATTGCTCAAGCGCATCCTGAGAACTGATGTCAAATCGCTCTGCGCACCGACGTGAAAATTCTTCAAGCTCACCGTTGCGCGTGCGTGAAAAAATTGTATACCCATCCTCGCAAGCGCGCCCGTCGCCGAAATGCTCATTCGGGATAGCGATAATAGCATCACGCACGGTCTTTGCCGATATTCCAAAGTTGTCCAATTTCGGCGTTGGTGGCATCGTTCCACGCTTCAAATAGGAGGCGCGCCATTCAGCAAACGACTGCGGACGCGGCACAAATAATACCACCGTGCCCGCGATGATTGCTTTTATGAACTCACGTCTTGTTTTCATTACAATGATATTCCGAATGTATCCAACTTTGGAAAGAATCCCGGAAAATTATAATAGTACCCTGGGCGTAGTTGAGGAAATTCGTCCAGTGTAAGAGTAATTGTATCGAAATTCGCAGGAGTAAGTAGCTCCTCGGCGCTGGGCAACTTTGGCAATAGCGCCAGCCAGCATAGGACTAATGTATCGCGCATAAACTCGCGTCGCGTTTTCATTTGCGGCCTCTCCCGTCAATAAACGAGTTACACCTATTACAAACTCTCCAGTGCATGCCAGCCGGATTGCTCACGAGATAGCACGACCTGCTCTCCCACCGGTGTATGCCAACGGCGCACAAACACAAGTCAATCGCCCTTAATAGTGGCGATTTTGACCGGCGGGCGTGAGGCTTGTGCTTTGCAAATGTCATCCAATATGGAAATTTGTGTACTATTTTCATCTTTCAATCAATCCTAATAACCACATACGCCGCGTATGGCAACGGCGAGTTGCTTATCTCTAGCATCCATTGCGCCCCGCTTCCAATTGCTCTTTTGTGCAAAATGCAGTCCAAAATTGCGCTGGATTGACATTGTATTGGGCCATGTGCACTTTCATAACTCTGTCCTTCCACTGCTCGACGTGCAGAATACGCTTGTCCTGAAAATCGCTTGGACTCTCTATAATGTTATAGCCGTGTTCCGTTTTCATCCCTACCTCCTCACCAGCGCAACACCCTGCCAGTTTCTCTTTTAATTCGCTTTACGTTCCAGCTAAAGAACAGGAAGCCAATCCACACAAACGGCCCAAGAAATGCCGACATACAAATCAGATATAGCGTTCTAGTCACACGCTTAATCGCGCTTGATTCGTCACTATTAAACTCTTTGTATCCGGTCAAAAATATAACCGTGTGTAGAATTAAAAACGGAACAAGCCACAATGTCATAAGGTCACTTAGCATATCTACCTCCTCAGCAACGCAATCGCCCGCCGAATCCCCGACAGGATCAACCCAACGATCTTTGGTGTATTTCTCTTCACTGCGCCTTGTACGGTCGGCCAACGCCCCCGGTGGATCTCGGCTTGCTCATCTTCATCCTGGACGGGCCGTGCATAACTCGCCGTTGTTCCGACGCGCCCCTCCCAGGGACCGCGCCCGGTTACGCTCGTCGTCCAACTACGGCCAAGCATTTCACTTGTTGGGTATGATTTGCCCGTCACGGTCCGCGTACCGAATCCACGTTCGTACCAGCGATGGCCGTCGCCTGGCGGCCTGTTTGCCTGCGTTGCCGGTGGATACTCTGCAATGTCCCCCCGTAGCAACTCGGTGGACGCGCGAAGTTTCGGGCGGATCTCGCGGTCCACCTCTGCGGGGAACCGGTCGAGCGCCTTGAGGAAATCGGTTACGTCGCCGTAGTCTATGGCGTCGGGCATAGTGTCTCCTGCGCTCTACTTTTCCAATTCTGCTAGCACGCACTTGAGTAATTCGCGTATCTCAATCAGCACGTCAACCTCAAATGGTGGCGGAACAAAGTCGGGATTGTTATCGCAATCACAGACCGCCTCGCCATCTGGTGGACATGCAAAATTCTCTGCTGTGAAAACACTATGAATTTGGTTTATTTGATCCATTTCAGTCATAATAACCCCTCTATTTCCACGATCAACTCACCAGTCCGCTGCCTCACATCGAACTGCGGGCAGTCTGG